TCACTGAATGATTCATAACTAAAATCTTCATGTATCGGGGATTTTACAGTCTCTTTGAAATCTTCGTCCAGAGAGAAGTTAATATAGAAATCCATCAACTGAAGATACTTGTTGATCTGCTGATTCATAAGAGGCAGATATCTCTTAATAATTTTGGATTTTACTCCTCCATCCTTCATTAAGGACTGTGCAAATTCGTTGTAGACGTTATTCTCTTTTTGTTGGGAGTGTTTAGATTGTAGTTCCTCCAGTTCCGTAACTAATTTCTCTAATGCATGGTGCTCAGTATTTCGGTTCTCAAGTTGTTCGGTAATAGTTTGAATTTCCGTTTCAAGATCTCTGGATCTGTTATGTAATCCTGAAATCCGAGTATTTGCTTTAGAAATTTCATGCGTTAGGTTAGTTGCCTCCTTAGAAAGAACCTTGAATCGGTTTTCTTTTTCCTCTTCAAGTCTGATCGCCTCCTCCAACTCTACGAACCCCTGTTGGAGTTCCTTCGCTTTTGACGCTGCATCATTAATTCTATTTACCCGAACAGACTCCTCAATGGTCTGGTCACAGGTAGGGCATACCGTATTCTCTGCGAAAAATTTATGTTCCTTAGTAATTGTTGATACTTTCTGTTGCAGTTTACCACGGAGTGTACCAAGTTTTTTAAGTTTTTTGTCAGAACCTGATGATACTTCCATCTGCCCTTCGACCTCTTTTAACTTGTCACCATGCCACCCAATCTCCTTTACAAGAGTATCTACATTGTCGGCAATGACCTTGACCTTTTGCTTTTTCTCTTCAATAGTTTTCTTACCAGTCTCCTCCAGGTCAGAGATGAATGACTGTTGCATATCAATCTTTTCTTCTACCAAGTCCTTACGAATAGTCAGTTCACGGATATCATCATTTGTACTACGAACCTTCTCTTTCAGAATATTACTCATGAATGAGAAAATCTTGATGTCCAACAAATCCTCAATAATATCACGGCGATTTGCACTAGAGAGTTGCATGAATGGAACAAAAGATGCACTACCCAGAATCACAATCTGAGTGAATGACTTATAGTTCATCTTCAATACATTCTCTTCCAACCACTTCTGCTGATCGGCATTTGCTGCTGCCTTATCAAGCATTTGGTCGTTCTTGTAAATCTCAAAGATGTTTGGTTTGATACCACGAACAATCTTCCAATCAGTTACACCTGTAGAAAACTCAATCTCTACTAGACATTCCTTCTCGTTCACTGTGTTGACGAGTTGAGGTTTGGTAATCTTACGGAATGGTTTATTAAACAAAACAAACGTCAGAGCATCCAGGATGGTGCTCTTACCTGCTCCATTTGTTCCGACAATCAAACTTGTCTGCGCTTCTGTCAAGTCAATCTCTGTAAACCTGTCTCCGGTAGAAAGCAGGTTACGCCATCTTATCTGTTTGAATAAAATCATTATCTCGTGGTGGAACTACAAAGTCGTCCTCAGTGATGATCACATATCGGTAATTATAAGCGTTACACATCTTTATTGCAAGCTCTTCATCAACTTCTACTACTGACATCTCAGGATAGTCATCTGCTTCTAGCAGGAGAGCATATCGGGTTGCATCATCCTCTTCTTCAAAAAGGTATAGTGCCTTTTCGCCATCCTCATCCATTACAGAGTAGGCACCCTCATCTTCTGCTCCTGATATCGCAAGTAAATACATTACTCCATTTCGCATGCTTCTCGGTAAACATCCCTCATCAGTTTCTTGACAATATCTTTGTCTAGATTGAATTCGGAATCATCAATATATTTATTGAGGAAGGTCAATGTGTCTTCGCACTTACCATCTTCAAAATCTACATCGTCATCATCGACTGAGAAGTTTTCAACAATCTTGACATCAGATGCACCAGACTTATGAATCTTATCGATAAACTTTTCAAAGTCAAGTTGATTTGATTTGCTACGGACAATGATTTTTACAATCTTATCTTTCAGACCAGATGCATCGAACAATTGATATGGTGTATCATCATAGTAGTATTTTTCAAAGATTGAGAATGGATTACCAATAAACTCTAGTTCTTGGGTTTCGGTATCGAAGATATGGAATCCTCTTACATCATTTACATCATTCCAGAACATCTGGTAGGTGTTACCAAGATAAGTGACATTACCTTTGGTTGATTTATGATGATAGTGACCTGAGAATACCGTATCAAACTTTTTAAACTTACTCGGTTCTATACCATGTTCCATTCTCATACCAGGAATCACCTCAAACCCATTCAGTTCAAGGTGACCCATCATGATCTTTGCTCTTGACTTCTTTACTAAGTCAAAAGTTTTCTCTTCATTGTCTTCACAGATCCAGGGCAGAAGAAGAATCTTCTTACCACCGATCTTATATTCTTTTGGTTCAGAGACTCTTACTACATTGTCGTAGGACTCAAGCAGAGCATCGACAGCATTGATACCAATGGTATTCTTGTAGTAGGCATCATGGTTGCCAACAATATTGTGGACCTTGATACCTAAGTCTCGGAACTTGTCATACACGTTTTCTTTTGCCCATTGGAGTGACCAAAAGTCAACAGACTTACGGCAGTCAAAAGCATCGCCCAGATGGACGCATTCTGTGATACCTCTTTCTTCCAGTGTAGGAAAGAAGATGTTATCATAGAATTTTTTGAAGAACTCATGAAATAACTTACTATTCTTTCTCGCACCGTAGTGTGTGTCTGTGACTAAGGCAATCTTCATTGTGTATGGTGTGCTTTCAATTCAGGGTTTGGTTGGGATTTAGATAAGTCTCTACGATCTTGGTTCTTGATAACAATAAAAGCATCTTTGTTGATCTTACGGGTGCCAATTGGTGACTGCCACTTCCTATTGTATTCTTCTCCAACATCAATACCCGAGACTTGAGTTCCTGCCATTTCAACAGAAATCTCATCTCCCTCTTCCCATCCTAGTTTGTCAAATAGGGCAGCAAGTTCTTTTGTCAGTTTCATGAATAAAGTTTAGACTGAATGTTTTCCTTAATGGTATTATAGTCGGAAGTGCTGTAAATGTCACCATCACTGGAGAACACCTCATCAAATCCTGAACGTTCCACAATCTTAGTGCGAATATCCATTTGACGCTTTTCCTTCTGGATCCTTCTCAGGAATGCATAGTGGATAATCTGAGTGAAGTAAGCAAATGGATTAGAAGACTTTGCTGGGTCAAAGTTCTTGATATACTGGACGCAGTTCTCAATGCCGTCACAGATCATGTCCTCACGGAACATGTAGTTAACAAAGTTTGGCTTGTACGAGAGGTGAGTAGCAATCTTCAAGAAACACTCACCAAGGTAGTTGGTAATACGAGGGAGTGGTTCTCCTGCCTCTTGTGCTGCTTTGACTTTGGATCTGTATACAATGAGTGCTTCAAGAAACTCTTTGTTGTTTACATAATGCTCTGACTTCTTTCTAGTTCTTGACATTTCATGGTTCTCCTATTGGATTATGCTCACATTATAACACATAACGATAGGACTTGACAAGATCGTAATATCTCTGTAGAATAACTCTGTCAGGGTTCATAGGGATGGCTTAGCTACTTTTATATAACTTCTCTAAAGACACTCTTGCTTCCGATATAGAAGATAGAAACCCCATGTCTTCATTCACTTTTGTTTGATTAGAGTCACGATCTTTATCCCGTAAGTACTTATTATAGATACAAAGGATCTGTTCGTCTTTAACTTCACTAATAGTAATTACTTTACTCATATCAATAATTACCATAGAGTCATCACCTAAAGACATCCATGGTTCAACTTTAACTGCATTGACTCCCATGTGTTTAATCATTATAGATTCAAATTTTACAGGAGTATCTAATATAAGTAAAGTTCGATCTTCTTCTTCAGAAGGAGTTACTTGTGCAAATATCTCTTCACCTGAAACTAGTTTTATTGTTGCATAGAATTCTTCGTTCATTTATTTGTTAAATTTACTGGTATAATCTCATAATTAAATTTCTCTTGGTTATAGATTTTAATTCTTTCGACTAGATGGTTGAGTGTGTAGTTCTTTCTTTGCTTATAGACTATTTCATCAGCAATATCGTATAAGACTGCTTGATTCTTATTATCTCCCTTTCTCAGCACCCTACCAATGGATTGGAGGTTACGAATTCTTGATTTGGATGGTGATGCAAAGATTACGTTATGGAGATT